GTTGTCTTTATCTGAATTTTCAAGAATAGACAAATACGCGTTTGTGATTCCTGTTATTTTTTCAAGAGACCTTAACGATATTTTTTTTTCTTTTCTCTTCTTTTTTAGCAAACTTTCCATAAATCCCAACATTATTTTTCTTAACACAATAACTTTTTACCAGAGGTTTGCTAACTGGTCAATAAGCATTTTTAAAAAAAATTACCTTGCTTTGTTAAAAAATAATAGGCATTATGCTTTAATATCTATTAGCAAAAGTAAGAACAATAAAAATAGTTATCCACAACTTATCCACAGGAATAAAAATGAATAAAAAGCATTCCTTTAAAATGTCAGTTTTTTTAATTGATGGGCTTTCATTGGACGAATGTTCATTCCTGACAAACATTTTAAATTGGGGGTTAATAAAGGAAGAGGGGGAGCCATTCTACAAGAATAATAAACAAATGGTTAGTGAGTGTCACAGCACAATTCGCATCATAAAATCAGTTAAATCAAAATTTGAAAATTTGGGTTTTTTTACAAAAGCAAAAAGGAATCCATCAAAATTTTCAGGGTCAACCGCCTATATCATTAATTATGATAGATTTATTGAGCTTGGGAACAAAGAAATCATTAAAAAAATTCAAGAAAAAAGGTTAAATTCGAACGGTACAAAACGTACCATTCGAACGGTACAAAACGTACCATTCGAACGGTACAAAACGTACCATTCATTAACAGAAGCATTATTAACAACTAATATAACAACATATACCCCCTTACCCCCTTCTGGGGATTTGCTCGCTTCTGATTTTTCTAACGAAAAGAAGGAAAAACAAAAGCCCGTGAAAGATGATCGGTTCGATGAAGCGTGGGTTTCTTACGGAAAAATCGGGACAAAAAAACAGGCTGAATCAGCTTACCGAAAGGCGATAAAGGCGATAAAGCATGAAGAACTTATCAAGCGTATCAACGCCTACAGGTCAATTTACGAGGAAAAAGAAAAAGCGTTTAAGGGTGGTGATAAATCGTGTTGGCAGCCCGCTCACAAGCATTTTTCAACGTGGCTTAACCAGCAATGTTTTGATGATGAGGCTCTGAAGCTTTTCAAGCCACCGGATAAGCCTTTGACTGAGCAGGAAAAAATGGAAAAATTGATACAAAAAGTTTTAAACGGAGAAGTCTAAATGAATGATTTTAAAATAAAATTGATACAAACGATAGGAACCGATTCTTTCGAGTCTTGGTTTTCACCGCAACTCCCTGTTTTTGAAGAAATAAAAGAAAAATACAAGGCTCGAGAAGCGGTTAAGTTTCACAGCCCGATGTTGGGAATCCTTGTTGTTGAAGCGCATAGCCGATTTTTCAAGCAGGAAATTATTAAAAGATTTGGAGAAAAAATTAATAATATTGCAAAAGAGCTTGGATATTCAAAAACTTATGTTATCATAAAAGGCGAAAAAATAGGAAACGGAGATCGTCCGTTAACGAGAGAAGAATGGCGAAAAATTGAGAAAGTTTTGTCGAAAATAAGGATTTTCAGGAATAGTCTGGGAATTTTTAAAGCTTCTGAGGATCTTTTTAGTTTCGATCACGATAATGATTTTTCATCCGATTCGAGAATTGCAGCTTAGATATTGATCTAGAATGCCCCTAAATCTCCCATAGTCGATCGAGAAATCGGTGTAAGCGGTAAAACCATAGTTAGGTAGCGGAGGAACCAAAATAATGCGTCTGGTGACGATTGTAGGGGCATTAACCAGAAAATATAGGAAAAAGAAATGGAAAAAGAAAAATTTTATGACTGTGTGGGCCGCCCTTAAAAAGGGCAGTTTAGAGCCAAAAATATTCAGATTTTGATGGTTTTATCCTATTTTAGGCCCCCCCATAAAAATGGCTCTAAACTGATATTCCGTAGGTGGGGGCATCCTCAGCTCAACATTAGTTATTTTTGGCTTACTACGAGTTTAACGTAATTCGTTTCTTGAAAAATATTAAAAGTTATCCACAGACTTATCCACAGGATGATTTGATAAAAATTTAAAAAAGGAGATTGTTGATTGTTGAATGAAAAAAAAATTAAAGTTATTGTAACTTTCAGATTTTCGGTTGACGAAAATTACAAAATAGTTCTTGAGCGATTAAAAAATAATGGGATTATAGTTGATAGATTCTATCGAGATTTAGATGATATAAAAAAGGGTGAAAAGGGATTAAGTGCTTTAGTGGTGTGCATTGATGACTTTACACAGATCCATGATTTGGCGCACAAGATGCGGATAGTTTATCAAGAAAATTCCTTGGATTCAGATGACTTTGTATGGGAGGTGCAAAATTATGATGCGGGAGTAGGAAATTATTCTGATTTTTTTTATCAACATGGAAAAGTTGAAGGCCTTAAGTATAAAAAAAATAATAAGGATGATGATGAATATTCAAGATTTCAAGAGGAATTCGAAAGAAATATTTTTGCCGAACAAGAGCTAAATGATTGTAAGATGTATATTAATTTTGAAAGATGGGGATGAAAATCTTATTTTAATTTTATGAACAAAAATGGATTGTCACTTCTCCCTCTTATTTTACCAAATTTTAAACCTCCTCGAGGGGCAGCGGGTGAAAATCAAATATGCCTCGATATTGCATCATGGCTTCGTGAACAGACGCTCACAAAAGATTTTGACTACGTGTGGTTCCATGTGCCAAACCAATTTTCAGGAACGTACAAAGGCGTTTTTGGTGCTATGCTTTCTTGGATGGGTAGAATAGCCGGTGTTCCTGATTACGTTTTTATGGCAAAATCACATTGCTTTTTCGTTGAAATAAAAACGAAAAAAGGAACTCAAAGCGAACATCAAAAGTTATTTCAAAAATGGTGTGATTCGAAATGTGTCCCATACCACATTTGCAGATCGCTTGATGATTTAATTACTTTATTGTCTAAAAATTGAAGCACTATTTGATTAAAAAAGGAAGTTAAAATGAAAATGTCAGCTGAACATATTAAAAATATACTTAGCCATATAAAAAATCAACCAAAAAAAGTAAATTATGAACCTAAATATGAAAAATGTGATTGTTGTAAAATTAATAGATTAGTACACGATACACTAATTTTTCAGCCTAAAGATCTTATTGATGAGGCAATAGCGGAAGGAACTATGTGTAAAAAATGTCTAGGTCAAATTTAATAAAAAAAATGCTGAGGGCGCAAGGCTCTCAGCACATAAGTTTCATTCAAGTGTGCAACAGGGAGAGCAGCTTCTTGAATGATTCATTGTCTAATTGAGGAGACGTAATGAATAATATAGACTTATACCATTAATTATGATAAGTCAAGTTAAATGATAAATATTTTAACAAAGCCTGCAACGATTTGGTTTATCGGAGCAATAGTATTATTTGTGGTTGGTTATGGCTCATATTTAATATTTGGAGCAGACCAAACTCTAGAAGAAATTAGCGAACTTTTGTTAAAAAAATGGTATAAAATTGATGTGGAGTTTAGTAATTAATTGATTGGAAAAGGTAAAGAAAAGATGAGTGTACAAAAATATCCCGATTATGCAGAAAATTTTGAGGGGAAGCATACTTACGAGATAGAGGAAAAACTTCTATCTGATCTTGAGTCAACTGAAGGCATTGATGCTCGTTGGAAAGCTATTGCTAAAACTCACTTTGAGGAGGGATTTATGGCTTTTCGTAAAGCTTTTAAAAAGTAAATAAAATGGAGTTTAGTAATTGAGGCCAAATATTTATGAAGAGCGAATCCATAGTTTTAGTCATCGGCTTGAAGAGTGGGATAAAATAGACAAATTATTTATGGAAAAAATAAAATTAGAGGAAAGAATTAAAATTCTTGAAGATAAATTAATAAAATGTAGTTGTGGAATGAAGAATGAAAAAAATTATTGATGAGCAAGAAATAATGTTTAATGTGTGGGCTCACGCGTTAAATGAGAAAAACAAAGAATTAGAGAAAGAGATTAAAATTCTAAAGGAAAAAAATAATACAAAAGAAAAAACATTTTTTTATAAAATAAAAGAATGGTTGAAACAAAAGAGACTAATTTAAATAAGGAAAATAAAATGAATAATAAATTTTCGTTAAGTGATGTTGAATGGGTGTATGATGGAAACGGAATTAAAGTAACTCATATGCTTACAGGGATTGAAACAAGATGCTCAAGCTCTGATGGTTCGTTTACTGTTGATATTTTCGAGGCATTAAAAAAATTAGAAATTCTTTTTAATGCTCATTATGAAAAAATAGAAGATCGAAAAAATATGGCTGAGGATGAACCAAAGTTAATAAAAGATGAGGATTATCTTAATAGAAGGGATAAGATCGAAATAAGGGTAAAATCCCTTGATCTTGCTTTTCGTAAGAAACTTCATGGTGTATACACTGAAGGTTTGATCGAAGATGCAAAACGCATTTGCGATTACATCACGAAGGGGGAGTAACCCATTTTAAATGGCAAAAAAATGGTAGTAAGATCAACATTAATTAAGCCAGGACAAGTAAATAATCCGAATGGTCGCCCTGTTTCTGAAGCATCTCGTCTAAGATCAGAGATGAGAGATGCTTTTTGTCTTAAAACATATCCAAAGTTTGATGAATTTGTTCAAGAAATACATAAGCTTGCTTTAGGAAAAGGTAAAGAACAAATTAATGCAATTCGCATAATTCTTGATTATTGTCTTGGCAGACCTGCGCAGATGAAAGAAGAGGATGCGGAGGGTAATTTAAATGCTCGGGAAATGATAACTCTCAAGATTCTATTTGATCTTATTTCTCCATATCTGCCCAGTGATAAAATGAATGAAATCCGTGATAAATTTTCTAGTATAATTTTAAATGATTCATCACCAGAAAATTGAGTTAACAAATTTTTCTGTAAATTCAATCTTGGCTCAGCTTGATGAATCAATTTCCTATAAACGCAAACAATTTGATTTTTACAAACCTTATCCTGTTTTTGAAGAGTTTCATAAGCTTGGTAACGAAACGTCTATTCGCTTACTTCTTGCAGCAAACAGGATAGGTAAAACTTATAGTTGTCTCGCAGAATTCGCAATGCACTGTACCGCCACCTATCCTGATGATTGGGTTGGGTATAGGTACAAAAAAAAGAATTTAACAATGTGGCTAGGAGGGATTACGGGCTTTGAAGCGGAAGATTTAAGTAAGAGACTTTTTGAAGGAAGTGGAGATGACCCGCCGTTTATTCATGAGTCTCTGGTTATATCAAGGAACAGAAAAGACAGACGATATAAAATTAAGAATGGCAATGGTGGCTTTACAAATATTTCTATAAAAACTTATGGAGGAAGAGAACAACAAAATGAGCTTTCGACTTGGAAGGCGTCTAAAGTTGATTGTATATTGCTTGATGAGCAGCCAACAATGTCAGTATTTACCGAATGTTGCATGAGAATTATGAATACTGGAAAAGATGATCATGGAATGATTATTATTGCTGCAACGTGTACAAAATTTACACCATTTGTTTTGTCGTTTACTCAAAGGATAGAAAAAAAAGAAATTGAAAGGGCTGGCAGAATGATTACTGAAGATCGTCAAATAAAGGTATCTTCCGGCGAAATAAAGGACGGGAAAGTATTTTTGCTTGCCACGTGGGAAGATGCTGAACATTTGGACGAAGACCAGAAAAAAAATATGATTGCAAATATGCTTCCGTCTGAAATAGAAGCTCGCACAAAGGGAATGCCTTCAATCGGTTCCGGCATGATTTATCCTGTTTTGGAAGAATTAATTACGTGTAGCCCTTTTGAAATCCCTGATCATTACGCACGGATAGTTGGTATGGATTTTGGCTGGACTGACCCAACCGCTTTAGTTTTTGGTGCATTAGATCGTGAAACAGGTATTTTATACATCACATTTGAATACGCAGTGAGCGGTAAAACCCCAGATTCTCATTTAGCTGACCTTCAAACGATGACAGCGGCAGAGTCTTTATGGTGGGCAAGAGTCATGGGAGACCCGGCGGGGCAAGCTTCGTCACAAAAAGATGGAGAAAGTCTTTTTAATCTTTATAAGAAAAAAGGACTGAAGCTTGAAAAAGCAGATAATGCAAGAAGCTCAGGAATCCTCACATGTTTACAAATGATGTTGGATGGTAGACTTAAAATATTTAATACTAATCATAAAATATTAAATGAAATTAGAACATATGCTTATAATGAAAAAGGTGATATTATTGACGGAAATGATCACTTATTAGATGCTATGCGTTATATGATAAGCGGATTAAAATTTGCCAGAACTAAAGAATATTTGTTAAAAAAACAAAATTCAGAATATCAAGCGGAGTCATCATGGTATTAAATTCCGAAGAACGTAACGCAATGGTTTTAAATAAATCTCAAGCGTTCTGGCGTAGCACTATTGATAGCCCGGCATATCGAGAATGGTTTGAAATAGCGATAAAATGCGAAAAATTTTATAATGGAGATCCTTGGAATGAAATCCAAAGCCAAAGCGAAAAAAATTTAAAAATAAATCTTATTGCTGGCTATATTCATTCTTTGGTAGGAGAGCAGTTAAAAACGAGGACAAGCGTTTCGGTTCGTTCTCATGAATTACTTAGCAATCCTGAACAGCTGCCGAGCGTTGTGGGGCTAACAGATGAAGAATATAATCAAGCTATTATGGCTTATAATTCATCTCTGTATAGAGAATATGAGCTTAATAGCATCCCTTATTATCAAAGCCAGTCAATGAAAGACACGCTCGTGTACGGTATGGGGGCTGGTTTTTTTGATATTGTTAATGGCGAAAGAAAATACAGTCGCCTTAATCCGCTTTATGTTGTGCCGGACTTGATGGATGAAACTGTTGGATTTGATGATAGCGAATTCATTGGTCAATTAATTCCTATGTCTATTAAGCAAGCCCTTAAATTATTCCCAAAAATATCTGATATTGTGGGAAAATATAGTGAAAACGCCTATGTTACAAATTACATTTCTCCACGAAATGTCATGTTGGATGGGATGACCCAGACAGCAGATGGGCGATCCGTTTTTATTAAAATGATGGAATGGAAAGTATGGGAAACATCTTATACCGGACTCGCTAAAAATGGCAGAACATTCACTGTTTTTGATGAAGAAATAGCCGAAAAAAATGCGGTTTCTAAAAAAGATATTAGGGAAGGTCAGCATGAGCGTATTCACCGGTCTTTCTTTTGTGGCGATATATTGCTTAAGTATGAATGCCTTGAAATGTCTCTGCCTCGCGAACAATTTTCTATTATAACCTCATGCTTGCTTAAAAAGGCGTCTAAGGATGGATTTTATATACCGAAATCCTTGGTAGAAGATTTACTGGATTTGCAAAGGGAATTTGTTATTAGACAATCTAAGTCTCTTTTCTTGTCCGATTCAAAGAAAATAGCGATTGACCCTGACGCGGTTGATAATTTCCAAAAATCAAGTATTGATCAAATAAAAACAGAGGTTGCTTCTTCTAGCACAGTTCTGTTTATAAAGGAGCCTTCAAGGAATCTTGTGGATTTTTCTTTGGCGAATGATATCAGGACAAGTATGGGTTTGGCCGAAGAATACATGAAACTCTTTGATCAGGTAACCGGTATTAATCGTGAGCAAAGAGGAATGCCTACTAATGCTCAAACAGGGATTGCTATCCGCGAAAGGCAAATGCAAGGAATTACAAGCAATATTTATGCTTTTAATGAGTTCAATATGTTTAAAAAGAAAGTGGGGCGACTTTTTGTTCAGACAATGCAAATGGAAATGTTAGGAATAGAGGATGTTTTTATGCCCTCTCATCCGACAAAAGGTGGAAATATAATTTTAAATTATAAAGCCAAAAATTCTAAAAAACTTATAAGAGATGTTAATTTCTTGCCTTTAGAAATTTATATTGAAGAATCCCCGGAATTTTTATCATCTAAGGACGAGCAGAGAGAAATACTGGGCAATCTTCTTCAATCGCCTTATGCAATGATCTTTCTTATGAGTCCCGCTTTAAGAAAATCAATAGGATTATATTTAGACGATTCTGTTGCGCAGGAAGTTTTACAAGGAATGCAAGCGCAAGCTCAAATGAGCCAGGGCGGAGCAGATCAACAACAAGCTAATCAATCACAGCCTAATCAACAAATGATGGCAATATCAGGAGCATAAAATGACATTAGAACAAAATCAAACAACAGGTGCGGATGAGCATGGAGATAATGCGGATGCGGTCAATGATTTAATGGCTAATTTCTCTTCCAAGTCTGAATTGTCAGCAATGGAAACTTATAAGCAAATGACCAATGGAAAAGATAAGGCAGAGCCAAAGGAGCAACAAAAAGCAAAATCTTCCACAAAAGAAGAAGATACGGTTCAAAAAGAAACTAAGGGTCAGGAAGATAAAAAGGATGAAGATGTAGCAGACGAAGGAAAGAAGAGCGATTCTGACTCTAAAGAAGATTATGAAATTCTTTATAAAAAATTACAAAAGGATAGCCAAGATAAAGAAAAGAGATCGGCTGAAAATTTACGATACTCAAGACAGCTTTCAAATGCTTTAGCTCATATCAAAAAGCATATTTCATCTTTAGAGGAAAATGGAGATATTGACGAAGATACCGCTAAATCTCTCCTTGAAATAGCAAGCAAGAGCGGTGAGCTTGATAAGCTTGAAGTTGTAGAAAAAAAGGATGTTCCTAAACACATTCAGAAAATGACAGACCTTATGAGTAAGGCAAAAGATGCTTTGGAAAAATATATTGAAGTTGCTCCAAATTCTGAATCTGAGCAAAAGTATGCCAAAGGATTTGATATGCACCTTTCTATGCTTGATGAAGACGAGCGTAATCAATTAATTTCAACGCTTGAAAAGAAATCAGAATCGCCTAAAAATCTTTTAAAGGAAATGTTGGATTATGGAAAAGAATTTTGGGAAACGCCAATTGGCAAAGGATTAGATGAGCATGGAAATTTTATTGATTTAGTCTATGCCCGCGATTCCCATATTGAAGAGCTTAATAAAAAAATAGAAACTTTAGAAAAAAAGCTAAGAAAAGACGAAGCTAAGGATTCTTTCCTTCAAAATTCTCCGGCTCCGGCAAAAGCAAGTAGACATTCAAAATACTCAGCCGAAGAAATGATGAGATCAGAATTTGAAAAGCATGGCATGGGCAACGCATTTAATAATCTTGCGGGAGTAAGATAGTTTTAAATATGTCCTGTAATGCTTGGATAGGTATAAAAGAAAATGCCTAGACAGAGGTAAGTGATATTTTTCTGTCTAGGCATTGATATTAACTTTAACAAAGGAGATTAATTATGGATCCTCCTTAAATAAAGAGCTGTCAGAGGAGGCTCTGAGATAGATTAGCTAATAACTTGTATATCTCACCTCTTTCTATTACAAAGGAGGATAAAATGTCAAGTAAAAATCCGTTTTAAGAATATTACTTATTTTTTCAAACTGAGACACGGACTTGTGGATAAGTCTGTTGATAAGTTTTTAATAGTATGTTAATGCTTTATTTAAATAGGCCTTATTTCTACAGTGCGAAAGCCTCTGAGATAAGCTGAAAGCCTTGGAACCTCCAACTACCTTTTAGCTTTTTCTATGACTACCTTTCAAAACCTTTAGGAAATAACCACCCTAAAAAGTTGTTGTTTTTTAATTATTTTTTTGAGAGGTTATTGTTATGGATATTAATGCTCCATTATCGGGCGTTCCTTCAGCCCTGTTACCGTTTAAAGTCTTGTCTCCAATTATGATGGAGGCAGTCAATGATACTCCCTTTGCAAGTTTAGTTGGCACTGACCCCCATACATCTCCTTTTGTCCTACGTTTTAAAAATGCCGGAGAAGGATTTGTTGATCGTTGGGGCGCAACACGTGATATGAACCCTGAAAATATCGCTGTTGATTTGGAAGCTTATTCTACAGCCATCGAATCCAAGAAATACGCTCAGGAATCCGTCAATATTTCTAAATTCAAATGGGAAAATCTCGAACGATTCCCTGATCTACAAAAGGTTGGTACGCCTATTGAGGCAGCTATTCCTTTGCTTTTACAGCTTGCTCGCCGTAAATATGCTCAGCGATTCATTCTTGAAGTAATCCGCGCTATGACAAGCGGTACTAAGGGCGTTGATGGTCGTTATGACTATACTGCCAACGGACAAGGACCTATTGTTGGTCGTGCTTTCTATGGAACAACCGATCTTGGCGTAGTTACTCCGTATGTTGCTGTTGGTGGGGGTGCTACGTTCCCCGCAACTGTTCATGGTGTATTGAACGCAATAACTGCAAACCTAAGTGTTAAAGCGCTTCGTAGTCTTTATAATGCAGCTATTAAGCGTACACCTCAGCCTGCCCTTTATCCTGCATCTTATCTTAAGGAAGGTAAATTTTCAGAGCAGAGGAAATACTATTTGTTTGCGACTCCTGAATCCATTGAATGGATGCAGAACAATGACGAGGATTTCAAAAAGCAACAGCTTGAGCGTGGTATTGACTTGGCTCGCCAAGCTAATCCAATGCAGGGTGATCGAATTGCAGCCGTAACGAGCGGCATTACAGTTATTAGCACTCCTGAACTTACAGAGTATGCGGCATTTGACCAGAATGGACTCAATCCTGCAGGACCATATCATCATAACTTGCTTGTAGGGTGTGACGCTGTTCGTATCACTCAGTCGACCACTGAATCAGGATTAAAAATCATGATGAATCAGGGGTCATTCCAAGCTGAAGAAGACGAGGCGGTTAAGGTTCTGTACAGCTATATGAAGGGTTACAAATGTCCTGCGTACTTTAACAAGGCTGCAGGAACATACGCTGGAGACCCAGGTGTCAACAAATGGACGTTAGCCGAATCTGGCGTTATCCACTTCATTACTAAAGTAGCATAAGGAGATTAATCAATGAGTTTGACCTCACGTTTATATGTAAAAAATACGGCTGATGCAACTGCTCGGTCTTATTTGAGTGATGGAGAAGGCAAAATTGTAGACTTTTATACAAAAGTTTATACGATTTCCGCTGTCGTTGGTGCTGGTGTTGTTCTTGTTCTTCCTCTTGTTGATCCAAATGGGAGTAAGATATCGAGCTTTACGGCTCAGATCAGGACGCAAGCAGGGGTTATCACAACATTAGATGCGGATATTCACGAGTTTGTTCTTAACCCCGCAACAAGTGTTTTGACCATTACAGCACGAGGTGGTGGTATTGCTCAAAACAGCATTTTAACAATTCACTACACAGTAGGTTAATGATGTGTCCTGCCACTCATTTGAATGACAGGACATTTTTAATGGGATATTATGCTTGTATCTGAAGTTCTAGAAATTGTTAGAAGTAAATCTTTTGGCTCAGATGATGATAGCGAAGATGTTCAAAAAAGGAATCTTCGCTATTTGAATATGGCTAATTCAGAACTATGGGAATCAATTTCTCGTCTTGATGATCGTTACCTTGTAAAGGCAAGCATTGTTCTTGATTTTAATAGTCAATATCAGGTTATCCTTGATACACCAATTCAATCAAGACTTGAAGTTTTCAACTCAGATGGGAAACCCATGACAGAGGTTTCTCAAAAAGATCTCATAGAAAATCCAAACCTTAAATTTGATAAAAATAGTTTTATCGTTTATTCCCCTATTTCATTTCAATTAACATATAGCCCTGAACAAGCAGAAGCAACAGATGTTTCTATCTCTTATCTATATACACCTGATGTTAAAATTTTAGCGGAAAATGATGAATTAAATAATATTTATCCAATCAGATTACAATATCTTTTAGCTGATGGAGCTTTTTATCATCTTTGCTTTGCTGAGGAAGGTATAAGGACGCCTATCCAACAGAATAAATCAGCTGCTACATGGGCTAAAGGTTTATTTGATGAAAAGGCATCTTTAATGAATATTAAGCCATTTAGCACTTATGGAATATTATAATGCTTTATGACGCATTAAAAATACCTGCCCCGGTTTCAGGAATGAATATGAATCTTGATGAGGAAAGTTTGCCCTCTTCTAACGCAGCAAGCCTTGTTAATTTTATCCCCGACCCGTTGGGGGCTATTACGTTACGAAATGGGACACAGCTTATAAATAATAATCCCGACAAGAACCTTGCTAATATTATCCCTTTTTCAAAAAAAGATGGGTCGGAAGATTATTTTTCTGTTTTTCTTGATGAAATCACAATCCAAGCATATCAAAATCTACAACAATTTGATGATCATATTATCTTTGAAAAAGCTCTTACTGAAGAAGAGGAAAAATATTTTGTTATTAAAAACAATTTTTTGTTAAAAACTCAAAAGGGTGTTTTTGTAAGAAAAATAACATTTTCAGCTTATGATGAAAACGCAGGTCAGTGGACTATTTATTTTGAAACCGATATTACCGAATCACTTATCGGTACTATTAACCAAATATCATTTTTCAAGTCAGTTTTGTATCATGGAAATACTCAGCTTTATGAATTTATCCCGATTTATAGAATGAGAGGCTTCCCATGTATGGGAAAAATGCTGCTTGCAACAGGAGCAGACCCTATTCAAGTGTTCGATGAAGATTCTGATTCGGTAAGTCCTCTTCAGCAAGAAGTTGATCTTACTGTTGTAAAGCAGGGTAATGATTTCAGCATCAATAACCAGAATTATCCCTCATGCCATTTGAATAAATATGTATATGTATTATTTAATAATATTAGGTATGATCTTTATGACAAAACTAATGAATCTTTTAAATTAAAAGATGCTAATGATGATGCCCCGGCAGACGGTGGTATCTTTAAATTTATTGTTTATCCCGGTTATTCATCCTTTTGTACTGTTATCGGTAATCGTTTGTGGATTCTTGGAGAGGGTGGAATATCCCCCGACTTCAAAGAAAGGCAAGAATGCTTATTATCCTATTACAGTTGGAGGCTTGGAGAGCTTGACAAGTTTTTAAGCCCTGTGACAGGGCTTATGCCTTCTCTTGAATTGTCCGGCGTTGCTGACAGGGATGATTCGTTAGATAGGATAGAGCAGTTTTTTAACTATCTTGTTTTTTTTGGCAAGAAAGCTATTTATTTTTACAATGGACTATTTCCTGATCGGGAAGGAGCGTTCAGCTTTGCTCATAGCATCCCGATAGGGCTGTACCATCCCGAGCATCTGCAGAAGGTTGGAAATGATATAATTTTTAGCAGTGATGGAGCTTTTAAAAGGCTTTCAACGCTCAATGTCGCGAAGCAAACCGAAATATCAGACATAAACGGGCTTGACCCTTTTTTGAGAGATATGCAAGCTGACAAAGATTTTGATAGTTATTTATATTTTGGAAGTGCATTTTACGACTATAAAAAACAGCTTATGTTTAAATTTGGAACTAACGCTGTTATTGTTTTTTCTGCCTACAACAATAATTACATTCCTTATTTGTATACCGGAGATTTCAAAATATGCTTTTCTATTGCTGAAGGTAGAAATTGTATTTATTTGTGCATTGGAGAGGATTTGATTTCTTATCAAGAAGAAAAAGAAAATATTACGGATGTAATTAGCAATTCAATATCGTTCACTTGGAAAACCCCAACTTATTCATTTGATTCAAGATCCTTCGCTTCTCAAAAAGTTATTTTCAATGCTGATTGTGACCCTCAATTCTCTGAGAGTCTTAAAGATAATGAATCTAATCTTTTTTTGGGAATTTATGGGATACATGGGTTAAGTGATAAAAATTTTTCCAAACAAAAAGAATTAAAAATAGATTCTTTCGGTGACTTTATGGATGGCTTTTCTGTGAAGAGATCAAAAAACTATGGAACGCTTGAAGGTGTACAAGCAAGACCATCATTTAAGCTTCTCATGAATAAAGCAAATATGGTTGTTTCAGGCGATTCGTCTAATGGACGGATCAGAATCAAAAACTTGACCCTTTTGGGCGTAACATCGAGAGTAAGCAATGCCTAGCTTAACAATTCCTGATTATTTCCTGACGAGAAAATACATCCCTGAAAACGACAGTCCGAATAGCAATATTTTCGAACAAAATAATCTTGCTATCCGCGAAATACCTGTGACAGGATTAGATAATACACTTTCGTGGTGTAGCGATGTTTTCCAAGATTTTAAAGCTCAAATAGATGCAATTGTTGTTGATCAAATTGGCGTTCATGGAACAGCAGGGCAGTTATTAGCCTTTGTGAACGATGATGTCTTGGGAGCGGTTAATCTTCAAGACGCTCTTACAGATTTGGGCGCGCCGATCATTGATGGAAGCAATATTGTCGTCAATACCATTTACGGAAACAGTATTCGAAATGCCAGCATTACTCCTGCAAAATTAATTGATGGATGCGCGACAACACCAAAAATAGCTGATGGCGCAATAACTCCTCCCAAAATACCAGCAAATAGCATTCCTTTTACAAAATTTGTAGTACCGCAAAATGCGGCAGTTATTGGTGGAACGACCACAAATGGTGGCTCATGGTATGAAGTGGCTGTGGCAAATTACCAGATTGCCACCAAAAAGCCACAGAATAACGGCGTCACTGCAGTTTCATTGGACGAAGTGTGGAGCGGTACAGCCGGGACATTTGATGGAGCTAAAATAACAGCGTCCAGCCTCGTTCTGGGAAAGCTGATTTCAGGTCAACAATCCTGTATCCTTGCAGGAACTCCCACAAACAATTCTTATTATGAAGTTGTTATGGGAGATTGGGAACTCGCTGTTAAGAGAGCGCAGGATAATGCTCCCACAGCCCGCACCATGGATGTCATCTGGTCAAATACAGCCAATAGCTTTGATGGAGCTAAAATAACGAATAATTCCATGAGTGGAAATAAAATTTTGGATAATTCCATTGGGTCTTCAAAATTAAATAATTCTGGTCAGATGGTTCCTTTTGCGATGGGATATGTTCTTGGAAATGGAACTATCCAAAAGTCACTTAATATTGCTTCCGTAACTCGAACGGGTGCAGGATATTATGAGGTTAGGTTTAATACGCAATCTAATGACAATAAATACATTATTGTGTTTGGCACTCAAGATTCAGGGGCTCCAGCGTTTATCATGGCGAATATTGCTCAAAACACACGGACAGTAAATGGCGTTGATGTTGAGACAGGGTCAGGAACTGTTCTTATAGATGGTGAATTTAACTTTGTGGTATATGCATTCTGATGATTAAATTTATAGAAATTACTTTTGATGAATTTATTCATAGATTCTCTCAATATCAAATTGAGACAGAATATCCTATTCGTTATTTTGTTCTTTTAAAGGATGATTTTGAAGTGGGTTTATTTGCCATAGAAGAAATTGAAGATTGTGTGGCGCAGCTTTCTTTAACAATATTTAAAGAGCATAGATTTAAAACTTTATTTAAAGACACTTTATTAAAAATAGCTAATTTTCCTTTTTCATTAGGGTTTAAAAAAGTTATTACTTGGACGAAAAGAAAAAGTTGGATTAAATTGTTTAAATCCCTTCATGGAGAAGGAATAAGAGAAATGGAATATAGAGTTACTCATGATCTTGACGAAACAAAAATTTGGTTTGAGAAAGTCGTAAGAGGTTAATATGTGTGGTTTTTTTGGTGGTGATGAGCCTGCGACTCCAAATCTTGCCCCTGCCCCAGAGCCTTTTAAGTTTGGGTCATTTAGAGATTTGCTGAACAATGTCGAAACTGTTCAAACAACAGGTGCGGATGGTAAAGAGCATTTTGTTCAAAAAGAGATTAACGTAGACCCTGTATTTGAAAACTTCATAAAACAAGCCAAGCAAAGAGTGGGTGGATTGATTAATGAGATTTCCGTTGTTGCTCGTGAAAATCCAAGACTTGTTGCTCCCTTTCAGGGATTTATTAATGAGGTCTCTCAGCTTAATGATGCTGATTTAGCTGACTGGACAAATACAGTCCGTCCAGAAGATTTTACAGCTCTTAAAGATAACTTAATCAGGACAAATACATTTTTGAATAATGAAAGCTGGGATAATTATGACCATCAAATGGAAATTGATTTAACGGCAAAAGGTCTTGCGAATAGCACAGTTGGCAATGAAAAAAGAGCCTTGTCTATGAGAAACAGGCAAATTACAAATGACCAAATCAGGCTTAATGCTGAGTTGACTGGAGATCAGTTAGCAAATACCGATCTTGCCCGCAAAGAAGCTATGTTTAAGGGAAGAAGTGCCTCAAGAGGGCGTGCTGCTGATATTTCTGGTCAGCAATATGGATTACAGCAGGAAGAAGTAAACCGCAATCTTATGGGTCGTGATGACAGAATGAATAAGCTTGCTCAGATTCTTGGACTTAATCAGAATGTTGTAAACGAAGATATTAACCGTAAGCGTGGGGCGAATATTGCCCCGACTGTTTTGGGAGCTCAGGATGCGATTACTGGACGTCAACAAGGGGCATGGGCGCAGCAAAACCAGAATGAGCTCAATAAGTACCAAATCGGCATGCAGAAATATCAGGCTGATAATGCTTTGACGGGAAGCCTGTTTAGTGGTCTTGGAGCATTAGGTGGAGGTCTTGCAATGACAACAGGTGGATTTGGTATGTTCCCAACCTTAGCGGGTGGCGCAAAAGCTGTTGGCGGAGCTTCAAAAATGATGGGAGCAAGAGTATGACAACTCCACAATTAGACGCATTGAGTGTAGCAAATAATATTTCTGCTAATACAAGCAAAGCGCAATATAATAAAACAAAAAATCAGCTTCAAAAGGGCGAAATTGGGATTAAAAAAGCACAGCTTTTAGGGTCTCTCCCTTCATCTACCGATGTTGCTGGAGATGTCATGATGGGCGGTGCGAATAGCATGGCTCAATCTCCGAGGAATGGCATGACAGGACTTGTAGAGGGATTGCTTAGGGCTTTTGGGGGTAGCTTGAAAGGTAAAGCTGCTGATGAGAAGCGTCAGCAAATTATGGATTCTCTCGAGTTTGTCGACTCCGCAATGCAAGGAGAGGAATATCTTAAAAATACTCAACAGCAGATTGCTAAACAGCGTAAAGATGGGGAATATAAACCTTCTCAAGGGCAATATGAGCAAGCTTATTCTGATGGAACACTTGAGCCAACACTCAAGGCTACGTTTCAACAAATGGGCGTTGATCCTAATAATGTCCAGCTTTCAAGTGATGGACTCAATGTCTTTGTTGAAAAAGATGGTCAGGTAACGAAAGCTCCTGTATCTGATTTCTTTTCTCCCGAAGATTCACAAAAGTTTCAGTTTATTAACTCAACACAAAAAGCAAATCTGGCTAAATCTGAAAATAAACAGATTCAGGGATTGGCTCAGGAAAACAATACCCTTAAAAGCCGATTACAGACGCTAGAAGAGCAATTCTCACAAATGGAAGGGATAAGTCCAGTGGTGGCTAAATCTCTCGCTCAGGGAGTCGTAGAGGGCGAAAGAACTGAAGGGCAGAAACTTAGTAATGAAACTATGAAAGCTAAAGCGAGTAAGCAAAACTCAGATATTGCTTTTGCCAATGCTCCTTTTGACCAGGCTTCAAAGAAAGCCTACGCAACAGATGTTAATAATAGATGGGATCCCGAACAGGTTTCATCTATCAACCTTGCCAAGAAACAGGCTGCCAATATCGCTGACCATGTTGTTTCTCTGAAAGAAAGCAACCATAGAATTGATACGGCGTTGCATGAATTTTCAATGCTTGAATCTCTTCTCAATGACCCTAAAAGAGCAGTCATTACGGGCGATACGCTGAAGTCTAAAGCGAAAAGATTTTTTGCTGGCGCTTCTGGTTCAAAAGCGTTGTCTGATACAGAGCTTTACGATGCCTTTGAAAAAGGGTTCTTTGCTCATTTCAAGGGAGATGTGAAGTTTGGGAACATGAACAGAGAACAATTTGCTCTTGAAATGGATCAGATGCCACACTCAAAATTCACAAAGCAGGGGATGCTGGATATTATCGATTTGCAACGGCAAAAACTTATGGCTCAGAAAGAACGCAATGGCGAGGAAATAAAGCAAGTACCTAATTATACAAGCAGATTAAATGAAATGTATGGAGGTCAGTCAGAAAACTCACAGTCCACAGGCGTACAGCCTACCCAAACAGGAAATACAGGGCAAAAGGCACAAAGTGGAAATTCTACTTATACAAAAATGGTTAAGCCTGATGGTAGTATTGTGGCCGTTCCCACAAACAAGGTTTATGAAAAAATACAACTAGATTATAGACCTATAAAATGAAACAACAATATTTATCCGATGAAATACCTATTGACCAATTCAAGGGAGAGCTTGTGCCATTTGAAGATATTCAAAGTCAAATACAATCTCCTCAGAATCAGCTAGATATTCAAAATCAAGAGCCAGATGAAATACCTATAGAACAATTTAAAGGAGAAACAAAACCATTAACAAGACTTGATCTTCTGGGAATGGCTGCAAAAACAGGAATGGAAATAGTTAATGACAATCAAGCTAATGTTGAAAAAACAATCCATAATGGAAAAGAAGAAATATTTCGTCAACTTTCTAAAAAGGAAAAAAATGGGATAGTTTCTGACTTATTAAAAGTTTTTATTAAATCTCCTTTAAAGGGTGCGGGAAAAGCAATTGATGTGTTTAAAGATGCTGCATTATTTACGGCGGATGCTATGGGGCAGTCTAATATCGGTACTGACGATTTGGGTATGCCTCAATATTCTAGCAATATACCAATGTCTCGCAATGCTCCCGAACTTCCCTCGATGGAAGGTGTGGGTGGAACTTTGGCGAATACTATTACACGGGGTATGACAGATTCGGAGTTTTCAGAGACAGGAAAGCAATTTCATTTAGAAGAAATTGCATCTGGTATGGATTTACTTGGTCAATTAGCAACACCTGGTGGAATCTCTAAATTAGCAGCAAAATATGGATGGAATGGCGTTTCTAAAATAGCTGGATTCTTAGGGAGCACAGACCCGAAAGTATTAGCGGGAGCATTTGCCTTTGGAACAACGGATAAAGCCATAGAAGATGACACAGGTACGCTTGAAAAGCTTGGCTTGAGTACAGGCGTAGCTTTAGGGACTCAGGCTGCAGTATCTGCTGTTGCTGGTGGCATCAAGAATCCTCAGAAGGTTGTACAAATGGCTAAGGATTTTCCTTATAAAGCTGCCAAGGTAGGACTAGGTATTACCAAAAGTAATTTTAATAAGGATATTGCCAAAGCATTTGTAGATAATGGATTTGAACCGCCCGTATCGGCTGTTACGGATAGCAAAATTGTAGCATTTGCTAATAAGATTATCGGTAAGATTCCTTATCTGGCTGAATTTGTGAGTAAAAGACATCAGGCATTAGAGGGGCAATTTAAAGATAAAATAACGTCCATCGGAGAAAAGATAGGACCTGTAAAAGATGATGCAACCATTGAATCGGTAAGTAACGCATTTTCTAAAATGCGAGAGCTTGCGGGCGAAGGTAATGTGATGAATATAAGCAATTCATTAAAAATTGCGGAGAATATCGTCACTCAATTAAAAAAAGCTAAGGCAAATGATGACCCGTCTAAAGCTGCTATTTCATATCTTGAGGAAATAATTAGTGGCTATAAAGGAAGCCAAGGCTCGGCAAATGATAGCTTGAAATCCTTTTTAGAGGGCGATTTATTTAAAAATATGGCTCCTGTTCAAAAAGAAAATACTTTGAAAGCTTTGAATGTTGTTGAAAAAGAAGGCGTGGCAACAGTAGACGCTATGATTGAGCAATATCAACAGCTTAATGGAAAGATGGGAGATAAAAAACTTTTTACTTCCGACAATGGGAAAAGAACATTAAATCTACTTCATAAATTTAGAAGCTCTTTAAACAAAGACTTTGAAGCATATGGTGCCCAAAATCCTGCCTTTAATCAAGCTCGGACGGAGGCAAACGAATTATTCTCAAATATGAAAAAGCGTGAGCAATGGGATACTTTTTGGAATAAGTATAATAACAATACTCAGGATACGAAAAGGTATAAAGCTCTTACGGAAGCATTACATGACCCGAAAGTCAAACATGAGTTGTCCAAGCTTCTCGGTGAAGATATGGTCGGTAATTTAGAGCTTCTTACTAAGGCAGCAAAAGGTATGGCTAAATCTGTTCTCAATGATCCTCAGCCTTCAGGGACAGAGATTATGAGGACTATTAAGGAATATATTTCCTTCGGAGCAAATGCTTTCGCAAGTGGAACATTTGATCCCACTGTTATAACTACTACGGCGGGGTTAGGTGCGACTGCATGGGCTTTACAGAGTAAGAATTTTGTTAAAAAACTTGTAGAATTTTCTGAACGTCCCACTCAAAACAAAGCAGAAATTCTTGAGAAAATCCTTAGAAAAAATACAGGATTAGGATTTGCGGAGCTTCAAGCTGAAATCTCAAAAGCAAAAAAAGACCCAAACCCAAGTAAAAATGACTCCTAATATTTTTCCTGCTAACGGATTATTTAGAGAACATAAAAATGCAGAAAAGGTAATAAAAAGTATTATTCTTCCAGCTTTGCTTTTCATTGCCTTAGCTATTTTATCCCCTTTTGAGAGTTCTTTTTTCTCTACTTTCATTTTTTTTTCTTCCTTTAAAGTTGTTTGTGATGTCTCAGTTTAATTTTCCCAAAGACCCTATGGAGCGAGCAAAATCACTACTCAAAATAGGATTAATTAGTTCTATTTCTTACTATGTTATTAACCATGACAATCTCCCGTCTACAGATGCAAAGATCGCCTCACTTTTTAAAATATTAAGCATCCTTAGCACTCTATAATTTTTTTATAAGATTTTTCATTAACGACACATATTTTTTGATCTTCTGTATTTAACTGAATCATCTATTTCTAAAGATAATTTAACAAATTCTGTCGTCATCTCTGACGTTAAGTCTTCATCTATTAATTTCAATACTCGAAAAGTCCAATCTTCAGGATTTTGGATTACCCCGTTTACTCTAACGTAAAACTTGCAATCCTTCTCAGATACTTCCAATGATTTTAGAGGAAGAAACATTTGCGGTACAATTCTGGTGAGTATTTTTTTTGCTTTTTCATGAGAACCAAAATACAATTCGCGTAATGCTTCTTTTTGAGTTTCATGAGCTTTTCTTAAAAATATATTCTCTTCTATGGTTTCAGCATATAATCCCGAATTCACTAAAACCCATACACTTAAAGCTAAAACTAATATCTTTTTCATCTCTATTCCCCTTATTTTTCATTTAAATAATTATCTTTTAAAATTTTGTTCAAAACAGTGAGCTAAGTTTCTATCTATATTTTCCAATATAAGCTCTATATGTATAATTTTATTATATATTTGTCTTGTTGCTATACCTAAAATTAATCCTAGAATCATAAACAATATTATTTTTGCTGAAGATTCTTTCATCATCTTCCCTCAAATTGTCCATTGTGATTCGTGTTTTTCGTACATTTCATTCTCCTATCCCTAATATTTTTTTAATTAATTTATTCGTATCATTTAATTGGTGAATTTTTTTATTATTTTCGTCAATTATTTTAATAAATTCAATTTTTTGACGTTTTAATACATCTTGTTTTTTAGCTTTATTTAAAATCATAAAAATTTCATCTTCTGTAAAAACTTTTCCTTGTTCTTTGCGAGATTCCATATCTTTTTCAAATTGTCCCATTTTATTCTCCTCTTTCTAATTTTATTTTTTGATTTTCTTTTCTATATTTTTCCAGCAATCTTTTGTTTTCTTTTTTTTGTTCTTCTGTGAGATTCCAAGAGAATATAGATTGCCAGTAATCGTCTTCGTTTCTTTCTTTTTTAAAATAAGAGAAGAAAGGAATATATTTTAAAAGCTTAACCATTTTGTTCTCCTTATGATTTGTTCTTGACCTTTTTTGTATAGATTCTTATTTTTTTCTATATTATTCATTATGTCCTGTTTTGTAAAAGGATTATCATTTTCTTTGAATTGATCAAAAAATATAAGTGATTTTTCTAACTCATTTTTCAATTTTTCTCCGAACATATTGTTATATCTAGAAAATCTCATAATAAGGTCTATTTCCTTTAAAAAATCTTCTGTTGTTTTATTAATCCTAAAAAATGCTTTAGGGTGAATAAGGCAATATTCATATGTAACCAGACATGATCTAGCTATTTGAATTCTATCATATTTAGCAGCAATAATGAAGAAAGCTATGGTATTAAGTCCAGCAACAAACAAATTATCTAATAAATATTTTATAATTTCACAATAATTCATTAATTTTATTCCCTGTAATTTTCCTCATTCCATGTCTCCTCATTTTTTAATTCATTAATTTATTTTTATGTAACCTATGGAGATTTTTTACATATCCATAGGTTACTGAACTAGCAAAGCACAATTTGATATATAAATCAATAGCTAAAAATGATAAGAGATTTTAAGCATTAACTTATCCATCTCCAGCTTTGCTTTCCGTCCATTTTCTTTAAGAGAAACGGGCAGGTAGTGACGCCATTCTAGGCTTGCGCTGACATCATTTGTTACCTTTACTGCCCCACCGAGCCCATAGAAGAAATTGAATTTATTCTTGTGGTTGTATAAAGCCTTTGTTTTGGTGTAAGCACTACCGCCCGTCAAATGGAACAAAATATTATTGGCATTAAATCCTATACGCAAAGGCATTTCTATTGACCATTTTGGATTATAGAAAATTGATTTTTTAACGTTAATAACGTGATAATGCCCTTCAATTCCAGTTCCTATATAAAACCCATTCTTGTAAGATCGGTGAAGGTCAAGAGAAAGACCAACAAACCCTGAATTAAGAGTCTTTGAAGAATTTCCAAGTCGAGAATGATTTTGTAAATGACCTGCATTCAATGACATTTCGACACCATGAAAAGAGCATTTTTCAGCTTTCTTTCCTTCTTTCTGAGAAAAAAGTTTGTTCGCTGAAGTTGTCGCGTCAGCAACAGATTTAATAGCACCTTGTGCGCTTTCTGCGGTTGGAGCGATAGGGAAAACAGGGATGATAGGCGTTAGCGTGCTTTTCTCTTCCTTGCATTTTTCAGCCATTTTCTCACAATTATAGAGAGGCGCTGAGAATAAAAACGAAGTTCCAAACAAAATCAATGCTATCGCAGAAAGTTTAACATTCATGGCGATGGCTCCTTTAAACCTAAATTATAATCCATTGTTTCATTTTTAGCAATGACAAGATTTATGTGGGGTTTGGTAGGTCTTAACAATTGTCTTGTGGTTAATAAAATCACATCACAAACCTGTGGATAATCCTGTGCATAACATGTTAATATCTTTTTACAATATGATGCAGTATAAGGCTTTCCATGATTACCCAAACAACAATTGATCGCATTAATTCAATTAATGATTTAAGGCTTTCTTTTGAAACAACGATAACCACAATTGAAACTCCCCTACAACAAGCAACGCAAGCCAGAGTTTATATGGATTTAGTTGTGAAGGAACTATCTCTTGATGTTCTAAAAAGAGATGGGCAATAAATGTCTGATCCCAATACGGCAAGGGTCTTAGGATTGCCGGGTGGTGGCACTCGGGGATTCATGCAAAATCATTCTGTGAAGCTGTTTTTGCAACAAGCTGGCATCCCTCAGGATGAGATTTGGAAATATTTCAACGTTATTGCGGGGACTTCCGTTGGAAACTTAAATACTCTTGGATATGCTTTTGGATTAACTCCTGATGATCTTTACAACTTTTATATTGAAGAATCCCCATGGATTTTTACGATTAGAACCGCTGCCGATATATTGAGTGGTTCAATCAATTCTTCTCAGCCTTCCAATAGACCTAATTCTGCTCAAAAAGTTATTATCCTCGGTCAAAATGACCAATTTTATAATGCCGTTGACCCTGTCAACAGTAATTACGGAGGGGCAAGACTAAGGAATGCGCTTGATACGACTTTCGGTAATGCCACTCTACAGGATTTAAAGACAAACGTTATTATCCCTGCCTATCAAGCTGACACCCAGTCCTATATCTTGTTTTCAAATTTAGACGTCCCGGGGCTTACAGGAAAAGATGAGCTAATAAAAAATGTTGCTCTAGCTAGCTCGGCAGCGCATTTTTATTTACCCCCTGCTGTTTTTGGCGGTCATACTTATCTTGATGGAGGTGTGTTTCAAAACAATCCAACCAGATTAGGGCTTTCGCTTGCCAAACAAAATAAACCCACAGCCAAAAGATTTTGCGTGGCTTGTTTCGGTTGCGGATTAAAGCCGGAATTAGGACTGGAAGAAAATGACCCAGGTACGCCATTCCCCTATGAAGAGACTGTTAAAACCCTTCTTGCTGCCTTTGATTCGGCTTTAGAAGGAAACTCAGAGGCTGTTCATGATGGTCTTTCTTTAGAGGCTCAATATAGCCTTAGCAACCTTTACTATTACATGACTCGTCCTGTACTCGATCAATCCCAAAATACGGAGCTTGATAGTACTGACCCAGATTATTTCGAATACTTAATAAACACCGCTGAAAGCTGGTTTATGACCGATGAGGCTAACATTTCAAACTTTATAGGGCATTTCTTGGTATGAAACCGATTTATGAAGATTTTAGCCATGTGATTTCGCCGATAACCGGAAAAATTAGGTTTGAAGGCGTTCAAGACTTAACTGAAGATTATGTATGGATTGGTGACGCAAACAATAATTCATTTCCAAGCCCTGTTATTATTGATATTCGGCTAGACATTGTAGAGCTTAGAACAATTTTAGATAAGTTGGTTCCCTCAACATTCATTCTTCAAACAAAAAACGATATTTTACCTAATTCTCAGGCTTTAGATGAATTAACAACCGGATTTCTTTATAACACAAACGGCTTGGTATCCATACAGACCCCCGGCTCTGGTAATCTTTCCTTGCAAGAGAATTATGTTTATTTAGGTGATTCAAATAATATTGCTCAAGGTCAGCCTACTATTAATTTTAGTAATTTACCTGACCTTTCTAATAAGCAAATTATAATTGGAAATTCATTAGACAGGCCTGAAGCAAGAACAACATTTTATTATGATAATTTTCCTGACCTTCAAAATAAAAAGTTGATTATAGGAGATTCATCTAATAGACCCATCGAAACACTTACTATATTTATAGATAATCTACCCAATCTAACCAACCAAAGAATATGGCGTGGGAACAGTTTTAATAGACCTGAGGAATCTGACGCGTTAACGAATGCAGAGAGCAGTATTAGCCAAACACTTCAAGACCTTGCTAACTTAGCAAGTGTTGTTAGTGCTATTTCTAATGCCGTTAATGCTCTTACTAGCACTGTTGATGCTTTAGAAACAGGTCTGGCAGCTATTGGCGGATTTGGGGCAATTCTTATATTGCAGGCGGAAGTTTTTGGTCTTATCGGAGCGGTTGCCGGTCTTTCTTCAAGGGTAAGCGACTTGGAGGACGATGTAACTGTTATTCAAGGTCAAATTACAGACATTTATAATCAATTGACCTCCATTAATAATCAGATTACGACAATTAACAATCAAATAACGATTATTAATGGTGAAATTATAAATATTAATAATGAAATTAGTTTGATCAATTCTGAATTAATAGCAATAAATGCACGCATAGATAATCTGAGATTGAATACCATCCCTGCGGATGGTGATGTGTCTTTTTATAATTTTAAGCTTATCAATTTAGCTGACGCTGTTGACCCTCAAGACGGAGTTAACCTTCGGACAATGGAAGCAGCTATTGGCGGTGCGATAGACAATATTTCCCTTGATGGCTTTGTACTCGGCGATTCAGACGAAAATGGGCTTATTCATACGACACGAGGTTCCCTGTGCCTGCTCACCAATATCCCCGCTGGCGGAGATGTGAGCCTTGATAATTTCAGAATAACTAATTTAGGGGATTATGAAGCTGATAATGACGCCCTTTCTATTCAAGGCTTTTGGGACTTAATCCATAACCCTGATCTTTATGTGGCAAGAATTAACCCTGAGCTTGCAATCATTGGCAACGTTCAGCAATTCAGCTTTAATCAAAATCGTAGCGTTTTTCAAATTGAGAATACATTTACGCCGACCAATCTTATCCCTTCAGAAAACATAGAAGAATTCAGAAACAGCAATAATTCTGGCTATAGATTGGTTCAGGAAACAGCAGCTACAAGCAATAGCGGTGATTTTTACTTGGAGAAATTCCTAAATGGGGAAGAAGACGGCGAGAAAATAATTTCGTTTAAAGAATCATCAGACGAATTGACTTTAGAGAAAATCCTGAATGCGAACAATCAAAGGATTGTGAATGTGACGGAAGAACCTGCGGGAGATCAAGACGCAATTTCTTTTATTTATTTATGGCGTGTACTAAACGATGAGGTGTTTTAAATGGGAATTTACTGGAAAAACATTGACCCTGAAATGCAAATATTAGGGCCTACGCAACAATTTATTTTTGGACAAAACTTAAATCAGTTTCAGATTGATAATACGTTTGTTCCTACATCTCTTATCCCTTCTCAAAACTTATTTGAATTGAGAAACAGCGGATTAAGCGGTTTTAGATTCCGCCATGAAACAGCTTTCGGTGACACACACGGAACACTCAAGATTCAATCTTTAGTAAATGGACAAACGACAGGCGTTGATCTTATGTCCTTTAATCAGGATGGAACAATTACATTCATTGCGCCTTTGATTTTAAATGATCTTAACTTTACAAAAATAGGTATTGGAATTGATCCAACAGTTGATGGTCGCATTCAATTTGCTAATTCCTTAATGACTAATAAAATTAGCTTATTTAACAATACGGGTAACGACTATGACCAAAGTGGATTTGGTTATTCTTCTTTTGGAACAGATTATCATTCTCCTGCTGGTCTTGCTCATAATTTTTATCTTGGAAGTAGTACGATTATTCCTTTGAGAGTTAATGCTCTAGGGATACATATTTACGAGGGTAAAACTATTGACGCTGACTTTAGGCGCGTAATGTTTTATGAAGAGCAAGAGAACCAACATCAAATATATAATATTGGTATAAAAGTTCTTTCTGGACTTAACTACGCTATACATTCTCAAGTTTCTAATGCAAATGCTGGTTTTACATGGGGTTCAGGTATAAATGGATCTTCATCTATTGAACTCATGAGACTTACGGGAACGGGATATCTTGGCATAGGCACTAGCTCGCCCACTCAAGCAAAGGTTGTGATCGTTGGTGGGGCAGATACTGGTGGATTCAATGAGGAAACGGCTCTTAGAATTATTAATAGTTCAGAATTTACATTTTCAACCAATCTTCAGCTTCAGCACGATTCGTCTAATGGAAAAATTTGGGAATTAAGATCGTCTTCGGGCGGAGAATTTGGAATATATGATCGAACGGACAATTTCCTAAGATTTTCTATAAATTCTAGTGGCAAAGCTATTTATGGCGGCGGTCCCTTTAGTGTGGGTGGTCGGTATGATTTTAGAAGTGACACGCCGACTTATTTAAGTATATGGGATAGCACCCTTAATCTTGAAAGAATAAGACTTGATTCAACTGGAACTTTTAACGTTTATAATAATCTTGTTGTCGGCAATGGCGGAAATGTCATTGTTAATACTGGTGTTTCACTTGTCCAAAGCTATTTAAGGGCAGGAACTGATACAGATTATGTTCAGCTGGGCTATGATGCTCCGAATGATTATTCCTTTCTTAATATTCAAGGTGCGTCAAATGACAGACTTGCCTTTCGAGTCAACGGAACAGGAGTTGCAGCACTTTTGCAGTCAGGGCTTTTTGGTCTTGGCACAATTACTCCAACTTTGGGAAAGCTTGAAATTGTGGGCGGTGTTCAAAATATCGTAGGCGAAGATACTGCCATTCGGGTGAGTAGCGCTTTAAGCAATGTCAAAATAGAACTTCACAACACAGCGGTAGGGGGAAAACTTTTTGAGATAAGAAGTGGCTCTACAGGGCAATTCGATATTACTGACAGAACGGGAAGCACAACAAGATTTACGATAAGCTCCGCTGGCAATATCGGTATTAATATGGGGTTATCTTTGCCTAATGCTCCGCTTCAATTTTCTAATAGCATTGTAAATAGGAAGATTGTTTTATTTGAATCAGCTAATAACGATCATCAGTTTACAGGATTAGGCATAAATACAAACTCATTTAGATTTCAAGTACCGACAACATCTGATTCATGGAATTTCCTTGCAGGGCTTTCTTCTTCTAGCTCTCAAACGGCAGCCCAAATAACAGGCACAGGGAACATCATCATTCCAGGTACGTATTTTGGTAGACGCCCTTCTGGCATGGTCTACATGGAAGGAAACGTTACAACGACAGCTTTAACGGCTAACGTCTGGGCTAAAATAGCAGGTACAACCACTGCTTCAGGGTTTTTGAATCAATTTACATCACCCGTTTCAAACCGTTTGACATATACAGGAACAAATCAAGTCATTGCATTAATAAATGTCTCAGCAACACTTAACTTTTCCGCAGGAGGTGGCGGAACTGTCCGAAGTATTTCCATATTTAAAAATGGTATCCAGATAACACCTTCTCTTATGTCAGAAAATTTAGCTTCTGGCGCAAATATAAATATGTCAACTCAAACGTTTGTTTCGTTAACGACAAATGATTACATCGAAGTCTATTGTCGCAGCTCTTCAAACTCAAACGTGACTGCAAGCAATTTAATATTGACCACAACCGCCAGCTAAAGGAGAAAAAAGATGGCAAATGAAACCTTAATCGCTTATCAACAGCAACTAAAGCAAATTAACCTTGATAATATTGCAACATATCAGCAAACGATAACCTCTTTAGATCAGGCTATTGTTCAGATGAATGCGAATATTGACGGGTATAATACTCAAAAAACAGAGTATGAAGGAAAAGTTACCGATGCTCAGGCAGGCAATGATTTAATCGATCAAACTATTGCTATTCTTGAAGAATAAAAGTAAAAATATTAAGCATAAACTTAAAGGAGAATATTAATTATGGTCAGTCCAAATATACAAGCATTAAAAACAGCAGACAATTTAAAATGGGATTTTCAGGCTGGATATCAAAAAGCTTTGCAAGTGTTTAATTATTCAGGTGAGATAACTGAAGAATACAAAACTTTTGTAAAAGAGTTTCTAGATTCTGTTAATGCTATTAAAGCAGATGCTGACTTTTTGCTTCAAGAAGCTGGAAAATTTGTAGAATAGATGGCTAATCCATTTGCAAAATATAAGATGCAGCCTACTAAGGGCATTGACTCAATTCCTGCTCTTATTTTTGGCAATGATTTGCATACTTGTAAAATAAGGGATATTTCTTTTACGAATACAAGGAATATCCCTTTAATTGTAAAGATTTTTATAAAAAGAGAAATTTCAGTAGGCAATGTTGTTGACTACGAGTTTGAAGAGCGTATTGACATAGAGGCTAAAAAAAGAATTTCTCTCCTGTTAGGCGAAGGCATCACCTTAGAAGCCGGCGATACCCTTTATGCCTATTGCGATGAAATTGATGGTAACTTCAATGCGTTTGTATTTTATGATGAATTTCTAGAAACTTAATCTTTCTCTTTCTCTGATCTCAAAATCTCTAGTTTCGTCAACATATCTCTTCAATTCTCCAGGTATTCCCGTAGTAATAAATCAACATCTTCTTTTTTGACGGATAAATTTTCTATTCTGTTATTTTTGTTTCCACCTTTATTTAAGGTAGTAAACTCACGATTGATAAACTCAAATTTTATATCACTTAAAACCACCTCTGTACTAAGAGATGATGGATGATATTGACCAAACAGCTTAATTGTTCCGTCTTTGCATTTTGACAGAATATAAAGGGATATTCTTATTGTTTTGTTGATACAATCTTGAAAATCAGTATCTTTTCCACCATACCAAAACGCAGATTCAGCGTGAGACTCAAGAAATAAAGCTGCTTCGTTTGTTAATTTCGGGCTTAAGATGTCTGATGATTTTAGAATGGATATATATTCTTCTTTTGGCTCTTCTGTTTTTTCTGCTGATTTTAAAAGATTATTTTTCTTTCTTTGTCTAAAACTGTTAAAAACACCTATTATTCCACATAATAAGCCAAAAGACATTAATAGCGTGCCAACTATATTAGGTATGAGATTTATCATTTTCAATCTCTAAAACCTATTTGTAACATACATTTTAATTCTTCAGGTTGAGAAAAAACAACATATTTCGTATTATATCTCATCAGTTCCTTAATAACTTCTTCCCTTAGAAGCTTAATTTCTTTTAGCGATGGATAAGAAAGGTTATTTTCACCAAATGTTGTCTGTTCTTTTGACAGTCCAATGTCTTCTGCTTTTTTAAATCCTTTCTCCTTTTCTTTTTCATAATGATCATTAACAAGAATTTCTATTCTTTTTAAACAATCAAAAATAGGATAATTATCCCGATAGTTTACTCCTACAGTACTAATATTAATATTAGTAGGAATATGAGTAATTTTTATTACTAGTTGATTAGTACTTTTATAATATTTTTCATCATGTTCCAACTTAACATCTTTTACCCAAAATTTATTTTCCATAACAATCATCTCCATAGTTATTATTTTCTATCTTTTTCTTAAGCCTTATTGAAACTTTAAATTTTGCTACGTTCCTTGCAACAACAATTGCGTGTTCACCTGTTTTTGGATTTCTAGCAATTCTCTTATTTTTAGATTTCACAAAAAAAGACCCAAAATTAGTTAAGCAAAGTTTTTTATCTGTTTTTAAAGAATATCTAAAAATTTTTATAAATTCATTGTAAAAAACTTTTGATTTTTGATAGTTCCATTGTGTGTTATCTGATATTTGATCAATGATATCTTTTGATTTTATTGTCTTCATCGGTTAATCTCTTCCTTTAGTTTTTTTGAAGCTTTAAAATAAGCTTTATTCCTTTCGTCAAGATTTATTTTCTCACCGGTTTTTGGGTTTTTTGCTAATCTTTTAGGCATCTTTCTTACCCCAAAAACACCGAATCCTCTTAATTCTATTCTGTTTCCTCGTAAAAGATGCTTTGATATTGTGTGGGTAATCGCAAACATTGCTTCTTTTGCAGATTTTTTGTCGATACCCATTATATAAGAAATTTTTTCAATTATTTCTGATTTTTTCATTTCACTATTTCCTTCCAATTATCTAAGTATGACCGCACCAATGCCTTGCTTTTAATAAAGTTTAAATTCTCTTCGTTCTTTAAAGCGTTGTTAGTCCAGTTAAAAGATCCTGTAATCACTATTTCATCATCTATAATCATAATTTTGTTATGAGCCAGATTATTTGATTTTTGCACGATCACCGGAATTTTTGCTTCAATCATTTTGTGTATTAAACAATACTTTTCTTTTGCTCTTGATTTATCTATATAAACCTTTACGGACACCCCATTGCTTTTTGCATCGACAAGAGCCATGGCGATATCATGATTGGTAAATGAGTATGATTGCACGTAAATAGTTTTTTTAGCATTCCTAATAGCATTTATTAGCTCTTTTGAGCAATTTTTTTTTGGCGAGAAGCATGTAGTTATATCGGCCGGAACACTCCACGCAGGATTAATAATAGAAAATCCAATTAACCCTATTTTTAGGTATTTATTCATTATTTAATTCTTTAATTTTTATAATTATTCCTCCATAGTATCCATTATGATCATTATGCGAGCGGAAAGTAATGAAATTTTGATCAGTAGAAATTTCTAAAAAATGTATTTCATGTATACCATCATATGATTCCCTTTCAGAACTTCCCTTTAATTCAATATTTCTTAATTTTTTACCAACTATAGATAAAATATCATCATCAGTTGTTACATATCTTTCTTCGCAACAAGATTGGCCGTCATCATAAATTATCAATTCATTTTTGTTTTTGAAAAATAACTTTATTAATCCTTCATCGCGGTCATCATAGCTGTCAAATGATGCGTTTACAATCTCTTGATTAATATAACTTTTGCCTAAATCTGATTTTTCAAAGTCTTTTTGACGACATAGCGTTACTTCTTTCATTTTTTTCCTTTCTTTCCTTTAATCCTTATTGTTAATTCAATATAATCTTCAATATTATCAATGGGTATTTTAATCTCTTTTATTTCACAATAACCTTCATATGTTGTCCCATCAAACCCACATGAAATATCAGAAAATTCAATATTTATATTTTTATTGTATAAAACGTCCATTTCTGGAATTTAAATTATTTTTTTATTCATTATTTATCTCTTGAAAATCATATCTACTTTTTTTTGAAAGTTGTTTATAAGATATTTGAATCTCTTCTATTTGAGATTTTATAATCTCATGTTTAATCCACGCTTCTGCCATAAGATTATTGAGGTCTCTAAAATTTGAAGAAATTTCTTGCGACAAAAACAAAATTTTGTTTATTATTTCTTTAGCCATGATTTGACTCCTCACCGAGTTAATTTGTGGTTAGTACTGATTCAGGACTGAACTCCTGAGTCAGTACGATTACTTTAATATGCTCCGCGATGCCCTGTCAACAAAATAATTGATTTATATATCAAATTATTCTTCGATTGGAATTTCATTACATTCCGGCTCTATCTCTTTATCTTTGTTTTCTTCTGATTTTTCAATAGGTTCTTTTGTTTTTTCATCAGAAGTTAAGCTGGTTCTTGGATCCCATGGGCTGTCTGAATGTGCAATGGTAAAACCAGATATGATTAAATATGCGGGCAAAATATAAAAAAACATGGTACATTCCTTAATTATTTAGAGAAATTATATCATTATGGGTCTGATATTCAATGAATTTATTAACTTTACTTTTTTCTGCTTATGTGTTTATTTCTTCATCTGTATCAGCAAGTCAGATTGATCTTGCCGAAGACGCTATTGTCCCTGTTAATAAATTCCAAAAAATAAAGAAAGACTATAGTTTAAAATCCCTTGAAAATTTTGTTGTTACAAGTAAATATGCTCAGGAAACGATAGGGATTGCTGTTTATCCTATTTCTAGGGATGAAAACGCTTGGGATAATCTTGATAAATTCGCTCAAGACCTCGATCAAAAATTCTTTAAAAGGCTCAGCAAAAAAGTTATTGCCGGAGGTGTTGTGTCGGCATTGTTTGGCGGGGTCGTCCCTCACCCTTCCTGCGGATATGTAATTGAGAACGTTGGAGACTTCTTGCGTGTTCCTCTTTCCGGTGTAGAATCTGATCTTTTAATCAGCTGGATTACCATAACTACAACTCCTGTTTTTATGCAGCAATCATTTAACATTGGCAAACGTATTGTCTCTTATATATTTAATGAAGATTCTTTTGATGTAACAAAGAACGGAGATGAGGACTCAAAGCCACATACTTTTAGAAAGGTAAAAGCTCACTACGCTGCCAAGACTGCACTCCTTGGAAGTGCTGCGATTAATGCAACAATTCCCCTTATTCTAATGCGAGACGCTGAAAGGAATCATCCTATTTTCTTTTCCGTTACGGCAATACCTTTTTATCTGGCTTGGATGGAAAACTACTATAAAGCAGGTTCTTTGAATATTGACCATTTGTTTGAGTTTCACAGATACACAGCACGAAGCAATTATCAGAAAAGAGACATACTTAAACAAAAGATTTCAGGATTTAAGAAAGCTATAAATAATAGTGATAAGCTTGTCATGAATGTTTATGAGGCTATCCATAGTCAGGAAGAGAATAATTTTGTTAATCAGGAAGGAAGCCCCTTTGCCTTCAGCACTCTCTTTTTAAGAAATCTTGCTCGTATGGCAGATGACGAAGGAACAGGGTTATTACTCAACTTTAAAACAGATGTCGATACACACCCCTCTTCTACGTCTGATTATATTCTTGAATGGACAAGTTCCTTTTTAACGGGAGCAGGCTTATATTCTCGTTATGCCATTAACCAATATGTGCTTGATAATTTGCTTGTAGAGCTTGGAATGCCTGCCAATTCTGCCTTTATTACCAGCACCACCTTTTCAGCTTTTGAGGCTCTTTATAGGGCTTCGACCAGCAATTATATCCAGCAGCAGTATTTTAAAAGCCTTAAAAATATAGTGAAGAGAGAAGGTAATTTTTCTTTATTGAGAAAGGGTGCTGGGGTTGCTTCCTTTATCAATGGAAGTTTATTCTCGTTGCCTAATGTCGTTGCGGGGTTAAAGGTTTTTGAAAATTACAGCCTTACAAGCAAGATGGCTTATTTAGCTCCTTCATTCTTGCTTGACCTGTCTTATTATGATTCTTTCTTTAACCGACATTACAATGAAGCGATTACCAATGTTTCATCCATTAAAGAAAGCAATATCGGCATTATAGGCAAGAGAGCTCATTTAAACTATTATGCCAATAAAGCTTATGGACATATTAATCAGTTTGATGCTGAAACCATAGAAAAGCTCTATCAAATTATACAAAAAGGCGTGTAACTTTTTCTGATTCCCTGTGTCCAAAATAATATTTTACAATATTGTATAAATCGCATCCCAAAAGTTCATTTTCATTCAATGGATGATTGGGGTCTGAAAGCATTAACATACCATAATTTTCTACACTTTCGATATATTCCATAAGATCATATTTTTTAGCAGATAAAGCCGAAAGTCTTTGAGCAAACTCTTTTCTCAGGTCTTTTTCAATTTCTTTTACTGGAAATTCAATAATATTGTTCATTTTTACCTTCCTTGAAAAAGCGCTATTTCGGCATTTCTGCGATTTATTAATCCTTCAGATATTTCAAGCTGCTTTGTTTTGTCATTTCTAACCTTATTCCATTGTTTCCAATAGTAAATAGCTTGCTCATACATCTTAAGCTTAATATATTTTACGACATGAGATTGTACAAATTCTTGACTCCCTCCAACATTAAAACAAAAAGAGACTAAAGCATCAAATTGGTTTTGGGTTAGAGAATTTCCAAATATTCGATTTATTGTGCGTTCCGCAATACTCAAGTCATTCCTAAGCAATGCTTCCGCTTCATCAATTGTAATTTCTGTGAATTTCTCATTTTTCAAAATTAAATGACCCCATCCTATTGTTGGATTACCATAAATTGGTTGTCCGAAAACAATTTCCTTCCCTGTAGCATCATCATATGGCTTTGCTCTAAATTCTTCACCAGTCTTAATAAAGTCAATTCCGCGTTGTGATGTATTCATATCAATTTTACCTTATCTTGTACTTAAAATATTTTTTTACAATCATTGCATTTATAAGTAAAAACTGGAGGATTCATATCCTGAATAGGATATGAACTATCAATTTCAATATTTGTGCTTTCACAGTAAGGACATTTATCTTTCATTTTCTTTCTCTTTTTCTGATTGAATTTCTCCATACATGATGTCCGCAACTAAAGTGTAGGCGCATCCGTATTTTTCCTCTGCTTTGTTGTGATGTATTCATTTCTACAATCCACAAATTTCAACTATTTTATCTTCTTCGTAGATATCAATCTCAATATCTTTTGTAAAATCATGACAAAAAACACTTCCATCTTCTATAGGAACGCACATTCTAATATCATAATCCTCTGGTACATTTTTTAATTTCTCAATAAGTTCACTTACTTTCATGATCTATCCATGCTGATAATAGTTATAAAATCATCAAAATTATCCATATGAGGATGTTTTCTAAGCTCTAAATCGAAGACAAATTCTCCGTTTTCTAAAATCACCTCTAAGTTTTTATCGGCTAACTTTAACCTGTCAAGCAATTCACTTACTTTCATCTTTATAATCGTCCCAAATAAAAACAATTCCTCTCCGTCCTGAAACCACATCCTTGAGCATTGCATGAGGATTTGGATGACCCGTTTCAAACGTGCTCACCAAGAGGTAGTGATCGGACGGCATTTCCTTCAGTTTCTCAATAAGCTCACTAACTGTCATTTTTTCATTCGTTTTTTCTTTTTCCACACCATTCATTTCTTTTTCTCATTCTGTTGATTATTTTTATCTTCTTTTTTATCACTTAAAGCGTTAGCAATTGCTCCGATAATAATAGCCTTTTTAACAACGGAAGCTCTTTTAGCTCTCCTAGCAGACCTGAAGCCTTTAGCATCACAAACATTGCTAACCATATAAAATATGATCAAAAATACAAAAATAATTTTATTATTCATTTTTACTCACCATCCCTTATCATATTGATAAAGGCCATGTTTTACTTTTTTTATGAGTCCTTTTTTAATAAGATTTTGTAAAAGTAAACTTACATATCCTTTTTCGTGCTTTTTATTACATCCTAGCGTTTCATGTATTTGTTTTGGAGAAAAAAGCTCTTGAGGATTTCTTCTAAAGATCATACTTATGATCTCTTGTTTTGAAATTTCTTTAATCTTTCCTTTAGACTTAATTTCAGTAGAAACCATTCTTTCTATAATCTGATTTTTTGTCTGCTCAATAAGATCAGTTATTCTTTGATCTTTTTGTTCTATATCGCTTTTTATGCCCGTGACTAATCCATTCACAGCATCAAGTAACTTAGTGCTTTTAATTGCAAAACAAGCATCTACATGCTGTTTTATGTAATTATCTATATATTGTTTAATCATTGTTTGTTTCCTTATTTAATAAAAATTCAATTAATTGGTCTTTTTGTTTATCAGATAGAAAATAATTAAATTCATGGGTATAATCTATATCTAAATTTATATGAATCACTTGAAAGTAAATATCTCCAGCTCTATCTTTTTTAAAAATTATTGTTGAACTAGGATTATTCTCAATATCAGTTTTAAATTGAATATATTTCATTAATTTTATCTAACTCCCTGTATTGTTGAAATTGAGCTTTTATAGATCAATTGGTTTTTCCCTTCATATGGTACGATAATAACATATTGATCGTATCCATCAATGATGCCTTGAAGTCTCACTCCATTATTTAGATAAATGGTTACAATCTTTTTGCTTTTTATCATCTCATCCAAAGCTAAATCCTGAAGGCTCTTTTTCTTTACCATTTCTTTTTGTCCTTTTTTATTGTTCTCTTTTTTACAATTTAATTTATTTATCCAACTCATAACTAATACTTTCTTTTTTTATTAATTTTACATTTAAGATTCTATCTATAAATATTAATCCCGAAATAACATACGCTAATGAAAAAACCACCAAGAAAGCAAACGAATTTTTTTTAAAACCCATGATTTCCACGCCCTTTTATAACGTACTAACTCTATCAAGTTGTTTTGCATATTCCATCGTTTCCTCGGGGTGGTTCATTAGAAAGTATGTGATAATCCCCATTATTAATGCTATTGTTATGCAAATTATCCATATAACTCTGAACATCTATTTCTCCACATTCTGCACATTCTGCACATATATAATCTTTATTTCCGCGACAAACTCTGCATTTTCTCACCCATTCTTTTGTTCCCGCAGGGAACAAATAGAATTCGTGATAATCCAAATACCAACGGCTATAAGTTTCTTCTGATGTCATTTTAGCCATCTCCATCGCCAGAGCCATCGCCAGAGCCAGAGCCATCGCCAGAGCCAGAGCCATAGCCATAGCCAGAGCCATAGCCATAGCCAGAGCCATAGCCATAGCCATAGCCAGAGCCAGAGCCAGAGCCATCGCCAGAGCCATAGCCAGAGCCATAGCCATAGCCATAGCCAGAGCCATAGCCAGAGCCAGAGCCATCGCCAGAGCCATAGCCAGAGCCATAGCCATAGCCAGAGCCAGAGCCAGAGCCAGAGCCAGAGCCAGAGCCAGAGCCAGAGCCAGAGCCATGATTAATTTTTATTTGCTCCATATTGGAACCTCTTTAATAGATTTTTCTGCTTGTTCAGACACATCTAAAATTTCTATAGCGTTTAAAAGTTCTATTCTTGAGACTTCGCGTGGAAATTTACAATTTTCAGGGGCTTTCGTTCCTTCTGTTGCCAATTGAGAAAGTGATGCTGCGCCGTCCCAATACCAGATACGCCGAGCGTTACGCATAGTAATCTCTTGACCATTGCGACTTTCAATGTATCCTGCAAAAACACCGGCTGAGTAAGTACGTACAATGACGTATTTATCTTTTTTAAAACTATCCTTACTTTCTGATTTTGTATCTTTTAATAAATCTACCAAAAGATTTATAATTTGTTGTTTTTCCATGATTTTATCCTTTTATAGTTAATAAAATTTTTTTGTAATCGTTGTCATTAAAATGGAACCTCATCATTAAGTACTTCTGAAGTTGACGCAGGTTTTTGAGGTATGCCTACCATGTTATCAATCAATACACGATTAGTTACAATGCTTTTCCTTTTTCCATTCTTAAGGTCAATGTTTTTAACTGTTATTTTACATCTTTTTCCATAAATTCTGCTTTCATTATATTCTTCTCCTTTTTGCAATCCGCCCACCTGTAAGCAAAATTTAAACCATTCACTTAATTGCCATTTTCTTATATTTTCATCAGAAGAATTTACATTAAAGGTCTCGAAAAGAGTTTTACCGCTTTTATTGTCGGTCCATTCTGCGGACATATAGATTCCATAAGCTCCACCTTTTTCACCGACAAAAGTTATATCTGCAACATAATCGCCATCTTCCCACAAAAATGGGTCAACTATTTCACCCATAACCATATAATTTGAACTCATTTTTTTTCTCCTTTTATTAATTTTCAAAAAACTTTCTTACATTCTGACTAAATTCTGACCACTTAAATTCCATTTTAGGAGGAAGATTAAAAACATTTTTAGCAACATATGCGGTATTGCCAACAGTATACAAAACTCTCTTATCAAGATTCTTTGCTTTTTCTATTTTTTTTCCTTTACTATTTTCTTCCTGAAAAAAAACGTCATTTACGGCAAACAAAATACAATGAACCCAATCGCAAAAAATACCGCCTATTTTTTCACCCAGCCGAAGTTCGTACTTATCGTAAGTTTGAGTTAATGGATTATTGTCTATTTTTTTGACCATAGACTGAGCTATAAACACAACATTCATTTTTTTATGAAGCCTTAGATCATCAAGATATGAAAGTACATCTCTTATTTTTTTAGAAATCAATACTGAGTCTTTCCCGAAAGTTAATTCGCTCTTTGGATGAATGCTTGAAATATGATCGGCAATTAAAAGAACAAGTTTATCTATAGAATCAATAACAACAGTATTGTACTCATGCTCTTGATGAAGAAGACATTTTATAAAATCTTCCACGTCAAGGAAAGAAGAAAGGGGCTGCCTGTCAACAGACAGATGGTCTATGTTTCCCTCAAGATCAAGAAATATCGGATTCTTGGACTCTGAAGCAAATGTAGATTTACCAACTCCGTTATATCCATAAATAAGAGTCTTGATCGGGGTTATCCTTTTTTTATTACAAATAGGCATCCCCTTAAAAGAAAAAGATTTTTTTCTTATCTGACCTATTTTATCTTGCTCAATTCTAATAAGAGTTTCGGCATTAGCAAGTGGATTTTGTGATACGATATCTGTTTCTTTAATATTCATTTTACTTCCTCATTTAATTCTATCTCTTCTAAAAATACATCGAACCCATCATCGTTAAAATCTTCTTTTAATTGCTTTTTTATTTTATCAATATGCTCAAAAGCATTTTTTTGATTATCATAGATTCCCCTTATTTCACTTGGGGCATGATACATATGATGATGAACAACATATAATTTCATCTATTTTTCCTTATTTAATTCAATTTCTTCAATTGATAATATTTCATGTGTTTCTCTCATTTTATTTTTAGCGTCTTCAGCTTTTTCCAATCTATCAAAATATCAAATAATTCGTATTGGTGAACCAATAAATACTTGTTCTTTTATAATATACTTTTTCATTTAAATCCTAAAGTATGTTCTTTGTGATTGAAATTTTATTAATTTAATCTTCATCTTTTTTTATCCTCTTCAACTTCATCCTCATTTATTGTTAATAGTAATAATCTTAATTTATCTTCTATTTCATGGCATTTCTGTTTTAAGGATCTCGTTTCATCAAGCGCTTCACGCAATAATTTTTTATTCATTTTTTAATTTCCTTATTCGTTATCTAAGTTCATTAGATACCATATTTTATCTCATGTCAAGGGCTTTTTTACCCTTGTAATAATTTTTTTTATAGTTTATAGAATGGAAAAATGTTAATGATTTTTTAATAAGAGGGGATAGAATGAAAACAATTGAGAAAGCTATTAAGTTTTTTGGAAGCCAAACAAAACTTTCAAAGGCTATAGGAGTTAGGCAAGATCAGGTTTCAAAATGGGTTAGGCATATGCGCTATCCGTCAACGAAATCAGCTGTTAAGATCGAAAAGGAAACAGGTGGTAAAATTACGGCAGAATCTATATTGTCTGAAAAATTTAAAATTCAAATACCAAAAAAATTGAAGAAAGCAAAAGAAGTAAAAAAATGATATCACTCATAAAATCACTGTTTCAAAGCACTCAAGCACTTTATAGTATGTTTACTGCTTTCGGTGCGATGCTGATTGTTTGGTTCGTTAGAAAGGATGCCAAAAATGAAGTTAGGAATGAAGTTTTAAAGGAGAATATCAAGAATGTTGAACAGCAAGCGCATAAAAGTATCGAAAATCAACAAAAGCAAGCAGAAATTGCTGCTAATCCTACCCCTTCTCGTGATGGTATTCATGATGGGTTGTGCGAACCAGATTAGTGATAAAAATGAAACCTATAATGCTTTGACAGTCAAAGCGTCCCCTGTTTTTCCTAAGCTTGATGCTGAGGTTGTGAAAGAGCTTAAAGAAGTTTGCCCCAAAGATAAATGTTTCAAGCTTTATGAATGGTTAGCAAGGCTCCTTGTGTTCAAGAAACAGATGCGCGTTTATAAGAAAGAGATGATTTAATTCCAATAGATACTTATCCGAAATCCATCCGCATCTTAAGCTTACTCCATATTCCCACCATAATTTTCTGTTCCATTTATCTAAAATATATAATCCTCTTTTATGATTCATTTCTATAAGATCAAATATTTGTTCAATTGTAAGTCCTGAATGGGTAGGCTTAGGTCTTAATTTTAAAATTGTATCCAATAATTTTTTTTCGTCAGGTTTCATTGTTGGCCTTTTTTGCTCTAATCCCATTTATTTTTATTATTTCTTATCCATTTTCTAATTTATATATTTCCCTTTAAAATCCTCCAATATTATTTTATTTTAATTTCTATCTAAACTTGCTAATCCTAGTAATAGTATTATGAAGAATATTCCAAACGCCGTCCAAAATGAGATTACATTTGCCATTACAAAACATATTAGACTTGAAATTACCAATATCGGATATAAATAATCAGTATTCATTTTAATTTATCTTTCTTACTCTACTAATATTTTTTTTAATTTCATATTGAAATGGTTGAACGAATCTTTCGATTTTTTTAAATCTTAGCCTTTAATTGTTTTTCTAATGCTACATAGGCCTCTGTTTCTAGTGAAGGATGTTTCATATTGGATTTTTTAAACCCATTTTTTTTATAAAAATCCAAAGCCTTTTGGTTGTATATTCCTGTTATAACTTTCAAAGCATTATGATTACGAAAGTTAGATGCTATAAAATCACCAAATGATTTTCCTATCCCCATTCTTTGGAATTGAGGATTAACACATAATATTATGCCAAATATGGCCCTTTCGTCTTCTTCATCCTGAGACAAAAGGCACGCCGATAAAATTTCATGATTATTTTTATCTGTTGCTTTTAACAGCCATCTTTTGCCTGGCATCATACGCCACAAATCTGTTTCAATTTTAAACAAATTGTCAGCCCAAACTTCTTTAGGGCTCCATCTTAATTTCATTTCTTCAGCTGTTAAATTTTTAAATTCTGACATAAATGAATGAAAAAAAACTTTTCTGATTCCAGATAAATCCTCATCTCTTCTTACAAAATCAATTTTCCAGCTTGCATTGCTTCCACATATAAAAATATTTGTTATCAACATTATTGCAATAAATTTTCTCATTTTTTATCTCCTATTTACTTTTTGTTAAAAAAAATAACTTCATGTTTTAATAATTTTATTCCTTAATAGCCTTATAATAACCTGTTTTAATCTTCTCAATTTTGTCTTGAGATAATAGCTTCAAAAGTGCATGCCTCATCTTGTCTTTTGTTATATTGCATTCTCTCATAATTTTCTTTGATTCTATGATCTGAGGATAAAGACTTAACAGAAAATCATAGATTTTATCATCCGTTTTCTTCTCAGGTGTCCGTAAATCTCGGACAAGTGGTTCTCTCAAAGCTAAGACAATTCTTTTACAATCAATGAATCTCTGCCAATTCTCGGCATTAGGGCGTCTGCTATAAGCATTTGTAGCTTCATCCCATTCTTTCTGCGCTTGAATAAGATTCATTATTCCTCATCAATTTTTTTAGTTAACTCTATTACTTTTTCTTCGGAAATTTCTTGAATGCGTTCCATTAAATTGTTTGTGGTAAAATATATATCTTTAATATTTTTTTGAATACCAAATAGTGGTTTAATTAGTTCATATATCATAAAAAATAATATCATTTCACCGCCACCGTCTACCTCCTTATCAATTTTTTCAAAACAATCCAATAAATTTATCTTTACTACATTTCTTAATTTTAAAAATTTTTCAATATTATCTTGTTCTTCCTTATCCATTCTTTATATTACCTTTATTGATGTCGTTAAATCTCATATTAAAAATACATGCAAAAAATCTTAGTATGCTATTGCTTAAGCTCATGACGTGTGTTTAAATTATTCCCATTATTCGCCTTTACTATAATATTTTTTTTCAAGCCGCTTCAAAAGGCGAATAAGCTCTTTGGTAAGTTCTTCGGGCTTATCTTTGCGTGAAAAATAAAAAGAATCGGGGAGTCTGCCAATGTTAACCATAACGACATCAATGTCGATGTC